CACCATAAAAAAATAAGGCCGGGAATCATGTGATTCCCGGCATATTATAGTGATCAATTATTAAGAAGCAACGCTGCCATTATCGTTACCACTCTCAGAATTAGAACCGCTACCAAGAGAATAACGGACTAGTTTCATCATCTCATTCTCGCCACGCTCGTTGGTAGAACGAAGTACGTTTAGAGTCATCTCAAAGGTAGAAGGATCGCCTTCAGCCTGTAGAGTAATGGTAACATTAGAAAGCACCTTAGCCTTGTTAATAACGAACTGGAATGGCTCGTCCTTACCAGTCTCCTGAGAACGCATAAAGGTATCGCCAACAACCTTATAGGTGCCGGGGAAGGTATCAGGAGAAATGGTTACTTCAATAGCCTGTTCATTAGTGCTATCAGGAGTAATAACCTCATCCCAGAAAATACGAATATGATCGCCTTCAGCGGTTAGCTCAGTATTAGCATCTTCCTGAGAGGTATTAGTAGTAATCATCTTAGGATTCTTAAACTTAATAGCCTTGGTGCCATCAATGCTACCAGAAGTAATCTGAGTACGATAGCCCTTGGTGAGGTTAATAAGACGAATCGGATGGCCAGTAGAAGCGGCAGGAGTTAGTTCTACGTCAGTTAAGTGGTCTTTTGGCTTTGGCACAACGCCATTCGCTAAGCACACAACTTCCTCAGTGTGACGTACAATAACAGGCTTATTAGCTTCAGGCTTATGAATCGCGCCGCCAAGCATGAAACGAAGGGACTCAAGAGACATTAGAGCATCCTCTAGAGTTAGAGTAATCTCCTTACCATAGTCCCAAGTAATTAGTTTAGGATTGCCCCAACCACCAGTAGCGTCGGTGCTTTCCGCAGAAGTTTCAACAGTAGAAACTTTTAGAGTGTCAAGGAATAGAACAATGTCACCCTTGTACACGCCAGCTTTTAAATCGGTCTCAAGAGCTTCAAACTGAACGTTGGCAACTTCTTTAATGCCATACTTATCAAAAATATTTACATTCGCAGCCATATGAGTTTACCTCCTATTTTTTACTTATCATCGGATGCAATAGACCGCATCCAGTGCTTTAACTAGTCTTTCTAAATTTTCGCGCCCGCTAATGCAGCAGAATGGTTAATTTCAAACTAATCACGCCATCCCATGCGGCGTAACTAATCATGAAAAGCATAATATGTAATATCATAGATATTTGCCATAGATAGCCCGCAATGATTGATTGTAATGCTACCTAATAAGTCAGAAAACTTAAGATTAGTCTTTTCTCGCGCCGCTTTAGCTGCTTTAGCTCGCCGCACGCGCTCGCGATTAACACGCATCTACATTTTTAATTTTTTAGTAGCCGGAGGATCATCAGGATAAATAATAATCTCATCGCCTTCTTGCTCTAAAAAATACATTCTTTTTAACAATCGCTAAAAATCCCGAAAGACGTCCTCAGTTATTATGTGCTTTTCTTCCACGGGGCCTACAATAATCTATGGCGGGTTCGTCATAAAAAGCACATCTGAATGAGTGAAAAAGTGAAAAGCCTTATGTAATAATATATTAATTTGCTTGTCCAAAGATGCCATTAACAATAAATATTGAAAATCCGTTAATGACTCTAATAATTGTTTAACTTCTTCTGAATCTGTTTTCTGTGGAATAGGTTTTTCAGAAGTTAAAATAGATAGATACTGCTAAAAATTATCATATCCTTCATCTATGATTTCACCAAGTGTGACAGAGTAAACCGCACATATATCTTCAAATAACACTGGGCCACCACGCTGGAACTTTAATATTTCATTATCAGTTAAATTCATTGATATTATACCATAATGAATAGCCACCGATTTGTGGCGATAATGTTAATGCGGTTGCCCGCGCAAATTGTAAAGTTCCAATACCAGCCAGTGTTTTTTCATTAAAATCGTTATCAATTTCATGCATTAATAAATATGGGCGTAAGGACTTATTATCTAACATCCATTCATCATAGGGACAAGCAATATCAAATCTTAAAGTGGTTAATTTAAACTCTGGATTAAAATTATTTACTACAAAATTATCAAATACGGCTAATACATAAGACATTTTTTCGGTACTATCATCATAAATCTTAGGGATAATCAGAATCTATTTATTAATTAATTCAACGCCATCAACATTTGGATAATTATTGCTTAATGGATCACGGACCTAATATTTTAATAATCTACAAATATTTTGATTATTAACAAGTTTATTCGCAATCTAAAAAGTATTATCACCCATTACAGCAAAGCGACGTTGTTCTGCTGGTTTTTTATCCATTCAACCGCCTCCTTACCACAATGGAATAATCTTTATAAGTTTCTCTAAATGTAACTATGGCTCTATACAATCAGCGATTAATGTGACCTCGCCTAAGAGGTTCTTCGCATTTGCCTGTACAGTACATGATAATGAATCAGCAATAAGAGTAGCATATGGTTTAGACTAAATTAAACTAAAGTTTATAACCACATTATTGCCATTTATTTCTTTTACTGTATAAACAGCTTGTTGTCCTAAACGAATCTTATCTGGGCCATCAATATATCCTGAGTGCGGCTGTTCAGCATTATCAATAATAATTGGTACAAACAACTCGTCCGCCGCATTCTCTGAATCTGGCATATTGGGCAAGATAACACGAATATTCGCTTCTCCTTCGCCAACAGCCACTAATAGTCCATTCTCAACTTTCACAACATGTTTATCGCTTGATTCATAAGTCACCGATTCATTTTCACCTAATTTAAATGGGAGACCGTTCTTCATAACTGTATAAGATAATTTAATGTCTTGATTATCAGAAGTAAATCGCTGTACTTCCGCGGGCACTGCTATTGTATAAACCGCACGCTTATCAGTATCAGCAATATCATTCTCTAAATCATCGTAAATATAATTAACTTTATTTTCCGTTAAGGACACATAAATTGTCCCCGGCACACTCGTGAAATCACTTTCAATAGTATGCCAAGATTCATCCTAAACAATAAAGTTAGTGGCGCGGTCTAGCGGGAAATACGGCATCAAGATTTCCGCGTACTTATTTGGCTGCGGTGTAATCAAGTTATGCCATGTTCTATAATTTCCCTTAATCTTACTATCAACCGAACTTACAACGTAAGCCCATGATTGCTATAAATGACCGTTCTAATCAATCCATTTTAATAAATAATTACAACGAATAATCCAGAAGGTACGATACGTACCATTAACCTTTTTTTCTTCTTGGGCGATAATCCACTTTTCTTGCGACCCATCTTCTAAATCCCAAGTCATAATATCGCCCACTTTAAGAGGAATATTATTAGCAACATTTAAGAACATGATTTTTTCATATTCTTTATCTTTGCTGGTAAGAATAATTCCATCAAAATAAATGCCGCGCTCAACTGATAAGTCACGTACTGTATGCGGCGATTCTGCCATCCACTTATAAAATGAGCGAATACCAGCACTACGAATGCGTTCCGCAGTGGTATTACCAAGATGATTCACGCGTGAAAAATAAGTGTCTAAATAGCTATCACTCATTCCGTATCACGCAACTCTAAACCGCCAATTAGGTTCATACATTCAAAAATGGTTTTTCTAAAATATTCATAAGATAAATATCTTAAAGCACTTAATTTTCCAATCAGTGCCCAATAGTTAATACCATTTGAACTCAAACCCTATAATTCAATAATAATTGAATCTAAAAACTTCTCCCATTCGCCATTCTTTTCTTTTTCACAAAGGAGCCCATATAGACGGCCTTTTAACTTGCTTTTATACCCATCAAAAGTCACATCATACATGTTGTTTTCCAGCTAAACGCTTGAATAAATCTGCGGGACGTTTAGACCGCGAACGGTCGTAAATACCTTCCGCCTTATGCACTTCAAGCGCAATAGCCGCCTCCAATTTATTTAATTTATCCAAATGGTTGGCTTGTGAGAAATCTTTATCGGCGTATAACTATCGTATATTTTCCCAACTGGCAATACAACGCTTTACCCATTCATGTTTCATATATAATGCTAACAACTAAATCTCGTCGTTGGTCAAGTCTTCAACGAACTGTTTAGTCTTTACATCGTCTTCATCTACAGATTCTTCAACTTCTAGGCTTACGCGTGGATACTTAAACCTAAAAATTGCCATGGACAGGAGTTCTTGCCAATCCCGCTCAACAATCGCAAGCTCTTCTTCTAGAGTCCATTCATCCGCGGTGATTCTAGCTAAAAAAGCGTTATAAACTGATAAGAAAGGGGTGGCCATTATTTTTCTTCTGCTTGATGTTTAATAGAAATCGCTTGGATTACATCAACATCGCAGTATTTCTTAATAAGAGCGGCAAACGCAGAATCAACAAGGTTATTGCTGACGGCATAGTCAATGACAGTTTCTTTCTCCGCAATAGTAGCGGTAGGAATAAACTTAGCAAAGGCTGTAATATCTTTATCATTCAGCATTTTAATAATTTCAGAACGATCTAACGCAGTAGATTCTTCAATCGCTACATTGCCTTCTTCTACGCCTTCAATCTTAATATAACCAGCACTTACCAAGTTCTAAATACCGGGGTCAAATGATAATTCATCATATTGCTCCTAAGTTAGACCAATAACACGACCCGGCATAAGGCTGCGATTGAATCTAATCTCTGGATAAGAAAGTGCGACAGTCGCAGAACTAATATTTTTTAATGTAATTCCCATAATAATATCCTCCTTTTACTCTCAAACTGGGGCGGGAGTAATCCCGCCCCATATTAAATTAAATTAACCGTTTAGAGCTGCTTTCTCAGCCGCGGTCAATAGATTCTGGTTATAAGCATACCAAGGATTACCATCCTGAGCAGTACCAGCAAGGCTGCCATTGTAATAAATGCCCCAATAGTTAGGAGTACCAACTACGGCGATACCAACCTTTAGATAGCCCTCTAGAACGATGCTGTTGTCGCCTTCATGATCGTCCCAAGTACGGAAATAAGGAGAACCTTCAAAACCGAGCTTGACAATCTTGCCATTCTGGCCGCTAGGCATAACATAAGCAAAGCAAGGATTCATAACAGTCTTTTCGTTCTTCTCATCAACGAAGGACTGTGGTAGAACTACTACTGGTACGCCACGGAAACGACCGATATAGCCACGCTCACGAACTTCAATCATGTCCTGATCAGAGATCTTAACAGTAGAATTATATACAATAGCATTTACCATTTCAGCGGCAAACTCAGGAGTGCAATAAATGGTAGGATCGCCATAAGCGCGAACAGTATTGCAGAGTCTTACCATAGCGGTAGGATCAAAGGTATTGGACACAACCTTGTTAGCCGCAGGACGACCGGCCTGATTCCAGGTGTTGAGTAAAGCTTCCTGAACCATCTCAAAAATGCGGTCGGTGATACCTTGCTGAATAATTTCATAAATTGTGGTAATGCTCTCTAAACCATCTAGATAACGCTCAAAATCAACGTAACCGGCGCCACCAATAGCCATTGGATAAACGTCAAAACGGTCACGATCTAGACGGAAGGTTTCATAGTTGCCAGACTCGGTAGCACGAGTTACGAACTGGCGGCCACGCTGCTTGCCACGAACTACGTGGAACTCAAGGCGATCGCCCTGACCAACGCGGATAATTTCGCAGAACATATCTAGAGCATTCTCTAGGCTGCGAGGAAGAACCTCTTCAAGATTCTCAGTTAAGAGCTCAAATAGATCAATCTTATTGCGCTCAAACTTATAACGATTTAAACGACCCTTATCGTCGCAAAGAAGCTTAACTAGCTCATCATGTAGAGCAGCTTCATAATCGTAATCGGCGGCCGCGAACTCAGCGGGAACCTTACGACCGAATACGCCATTCATTAAAATATGTAGATTATCCATAGTTCGCACCTCCCATTATAGACTAACTATCTGATACTTAACGCCGGGCTCGCCGTTAGGTACGGTATAGAACTTAACAACCTTAGCATAAATGCCAGAGCTTGGCTTGGTCTTTGTTAACTGTGGAACAGCAGAACCAGCAACTGGAGCAACATAGATAGCATTGGCAGCAACGGTTAGATCCTTACGAAGATCAGCAAATAGAGCTTCGTCATTGGCCCAGGTAGAATCATTATACTGTAAGCAGTTAGTAGTTACAGTATCACCTAAACCAAAAATACCTACGCGAGGATAGTCACCCGCAATCTTGCGGCCAAAAGTCTTTAGACCATAATGGAAAATGTCATATTCTTTCTCAGTGGTATATACGATACCAATGGGCTTGTCAGTAGCAGCGGCAGGAGCATTAATCGCGCCAGCGGCCTTGTCGGCTACAACCCACATACCATTCTCACAAGGAGCGTCCTCTGTGAAAGCAGCACCGAGTGGAGTCTGAGAAACTACCATACCAGTCTTGGGGAACGCTACCTGATTTAGCTCAAGAGTGGCATATTGTTCAACAGGAAATCTCTTCATAGCCATAACTTATTCCCTCCTTAATTTTTACGATATTTTTTCATAAGTAAAGCGAATTGAGATTCTTCAGGTTCTAATAGTGGTACTTTCTCAGTATTCTTGTCTCCACTATTAATCTGTTTATGAGCAAACTTGATAGCAAGTTTACTGTCCAATTCATCATAGGAGAAGTCATTTATCTGTGACTTAAATTCACTAATTTCTTCCTCTCCAATAATTTTTTCATAATTTTCAATTAATGCAGTTTTCTTAGCGGTTTCAGCCGCAGCTACCTGAGCTTGATAAGTTGCTAAGGAAGCTTTTAGATCATTAATTGTATTATTTAACGCTTCAATTTCAGAAGCATGAGAAGCTTCAAGAGTATGAAGCTGCTCTTGCGCGGCTGCGTAATTAGTAGTTAATTCAGCATTAGCAGCCGCTAGTGCGTCATACTGTGCCTGAAGAGCTTCAAACTCGGTAGGCTCAGCAGCGGGCTCCACAACCGGCTCAGCCGCAGGTTCAGCCGCGGGCTCAATTACTTCCGGCTCGTTATTCTCGGCAGGCTCCGCGTTTTCAAAATTGGTAGGCTCCACGGCGGAATCTGGCTCCGCTACTGGTTCTACAACCGGTTCTACAACTGGCTCAACCTGCACGTTATTCTCATTTGAGTCCATATTCTATTCTCCTCCTTGTATAGTTTTTTCAGCCTCTGCTACTCGTTCTTTCAAATCACCTAGCAACTAGGCAAACTTATCCAACTATGACTTATACTCTTCGTCATTTTTTGAGAAGAAAGAGGAAACAGAGAAACATGGCTCATGGTCGCCTATGATACAAAAACCAAGCATTTTTGCGGTTTTATATATATAGTACCATTCTCCATCCATTTCTGCCCAATCACCAGTAATTGTATCTGGATTAAGCTCCATACTTTGATTCTATCCTTTCACTTTGGTGGCTTCTGCAAAATAATCAGAGAACAACACGACAGAGAAAATAGCATAATCACGAGTTACTCCATCAGTATCAGTTCTCGGTTCCCACCCAAGGAAAGATTCAACATAGCCATATCCATTTGCTAATGTCGGGCCAGTATGGCTAGCCCATTGCTACGCCTCTGGATCAAAGAACCCGACTACTGGGGTATTTCCAGACGTAGCACTAGCAATTAACTAGTTCGCGACAGCATCACTAATATATGACCCATTGCGGTTTTTATACTTAGTAAAAGCCGCAACACGTAAACGTCCTATATTAGATTCACTTTCTGCAATCGTAGTGATGGGCGAATCCATAATTTGAGCATCAAAATAAATTGGTATTTGTCTTTCCATATGTATCGCCTCAACCCGCGGCCGCAATATTAGCTTGTGTCTTCTCTGATTTTTGCTCATCGGGAAGTTCTGGACGGCCACCTGTATTATTTAAGTTGTCACTCTACTGTGATGTTGTAGTTTTTTGCGCGGACGAAGAAGTTTTTTGATTAATTTCAGTGCCAGATGTAGTATAAGAAGATTGTAATGGAACCATCTTAATAGACATATCAAGAACATCATTCTCAAAGTTCATTAGACTTAACTGGTCACGTTGCTTAATACCCATAGCCACGCCAGCAAACATTTTAGAGTAACCATATTGTGCCCCTCTAAAATAAGCTTGCTACATATCATCGCGGTTAAATACTGTAAGTGGTAAAATCTCAAAATCAAAAGTTAAATTAGGACGGGCGAATTTACTATTTAAATGATACTTAATCCAAGTCTCATAAACATTTAAATAACCAATCATCATAGCTTCGTCCTTCTTAATAGCATAAGCTAATGAAGAACTACCGTCTGGATTAAATAAAATCTCGCCACGCCCGACGGCATCCCAAGCATTTTGCTTATACTTATTAATGCGGTCGGCTGATTGAGTTGCCGCAGTTGATTCCTACAAGCTCTCTAAGCTAGTATCGCCAAACGTAGTTAATACGTCAACATCATCCAAGCCAGATAACATATTTGCTACCGATTCGTGGATGTCGGCAACTTCCTCTAACTAAAATACTAACTCGCCATCTTTATCAATGGGCATTTGCTGGATTAATAGTTTACGTAACTCATTTTCATCGCGCTTTTCTTCACGCGCAACTGCATCTTGTAATTTCTTTAATGCGGGAATACTACTAATTAATGGCGGAATTGCGTCTGTGGCAAACCCAAAACTAATACCCCCGCCACCAGCAGAAATCATGACCCATGGGTCATCTTTATGGCTACTACGCTCCCAGCGCTTCCAGGCTTGTTGTACTTCTTCAGGGAAAGTCTTAACCGCTTCAAAGCGGGCTTCTTTTTCTAAGATGGTCATAAAATAATTGAGATTAAACTCTAATATATTAAGATTATTAAAATCTTTAAACCGCGAGCGGCAATACTCAATTGGCAAATCTTGGATAGTCACGTCTTTTCCGTTTTGCCGCAAAATGCCATAATAGACGCCATTAATCAACCAATTAGTAGTAATACGAGAAAATGTATTCGGTAAATCCAGCTTATCAACAAACTCGCAAGCATTATAGAATGCTTTGGTGATAAGAGAAGCAGAACCCTTGCCTTCTTCATATAATGGTATTACTACTGTATCATATAACGGGAGGTGAGCTAAGAAATCAATATTGTTATGATACATACTATCAGTTCTATAATAATAGCGCGATAGCTATCGTAACTCAACTACGTCTCCACTTTTAATGATCTTCTCAATTTCTTCTAATGTAAAATCACCGCGAATGGGCTCATTTGTCCGGTAAAAACGCCGCGACGTATAAGCCCTATCAGAAAGTGGAGCGCGGCCCATAACTCGTGTTTTAAACTTTTTAAAATCTAATGGAGCTTTCTATTCCAATTATCTCACCTCCTTCCGGGACTAAAGAATGTATAATCTGCGAAATTGCGCTAACGCCGTTTTTTCATTGCTTTATCTTCATAATATTTAACTCTAAAGAGTCCATATTCCAAAGCAGAAAAACGGTCTTTTTGGATTGATGATGTTATACGTTCAACTTTAAACTAATTCTAAACGCCCGTAGGCTTCAACCGCAAATTGTTTAATTCATCTATTAGCCGCGATGTCATTTCATATGGTAGTAAGTATACTCTGCGGTCATATAGTGACATCTTTTGACCTTTTTTGGTCTTTAATAACTTATCTTTTACTACGCGCTCACTAGCTAATAAAGAAACAGTACCATTATTAATCTAAGCAAAGAAATTAGAATGAATCTCATCGTCATTACTTGCGCCAGCTTTAATATCATAAATAATGGCATTGTATTCTGGGCGCGGCTCGGTAGACTCATTTTTCATTTCTGGCGGCAAATGATGATCATTATTAAAGACATAGTATGCCGGGAATGATTCACCGGTTTTAGCGTCAACTGATGGCAGCGCCATGGCATCAAGTAATCCAATGCCCGGGCCGTTACCGTCAATAACTATTTCGCGTGGGTGGTATAATTCAATTAATTTTTTTAATCTTGGTGCCTAAACTGAAATATAGTTTTCACCATGAATAACTTCTGTATAAACAACATGTTTCATAGTATTGTTAATTTGCGGCAAAACTTTTATAACCATAACTGCGGTGTTCGCGCCGTATCTGGCAACATCAACCCCAATCACATAGTATGTGCTAGGATTAACTGGATTTTCTGGCGCTTTACGCTCACATTTTAAAAGTTTTCGTCGTTTAAGTAAACGCTTGGAATCTAGCCAAGCATCTTTGGAGTTACCTGACCATATTGATAATGATTCTCGCGCAAACGATTCTTCGCTTACTGTATTAGAATATCTTTGGTCCATAAGAGTAGCTTTATCTAATAGACCATAATGTAGAGGTACTTCATAACTTAACCCCCACACAAAATATTCATTTGGCCGCAATACCGCATTTACCGCGCACTCAATTAATTTACTATACATAAATACGGTACGTTCTGCGGCAGTAGTGATAAAAATCTAGGCAGCACTAGGTTCTTCTGGATTAAGTGTACCATCTACTTCCTTTCGCGCAATATTCATTTGCGGCCATAGTACTTCATTGAATGGCACTTCATCTATAAGAGCACACTCCTCAAGGATTGCCGCAGTCGCACGCAAACCTCTGGAAGTATCCTTGGAAACAACCGTAATACTACTACCATTCTTTAACCACAATTCATAGTAGTTTCCACTAGTTTTCTAACCGCTCTTCCCATCATCGGCCCGCGTCATAAGCTCTTGCCGCAATAAAGGCCAGTGGCGGAAAATCTCTTCAAACTTAGCCTAAGCAATTTTTATAACAGTGCCCTTAGTATCGGAAGCAATCATAATAGTGGAGCCTGGCAAAAGTACAGCCCGCACTATCGCGCTAAGGTAGGCAGTAAAAGACTTAGATGTAGCGCGAGTCGCAGTCCAGTAATGATACCTATATCGCATACTCGCGCGCAATGCGATACGTTGGAATGGTAATAAATGGAAGTTCTTAGCATCTTCTGATGACTAAATAGCATCTAGCCATAGGTCTGGATAAAGCAGCCAATAATTTAAGTATGAAGTAAATAATTCTCGGTTCGCATCAAGGTACTCAGTATTAAGAGCTACACCTTTTTCAATCGGTATACCATCACGTACAGCCAATTGCTCGTGCTCACTCGACATTTAACTCATCTGCCAATTCATCTTCGCCTTCATACTCAATATCGG